AAGGTCTTACATCACTAGGATTAACTACCCTTTTGAAAACTTTAGTAATTCCATTCACTACCAATTCTCTTTTAGTAATTGTATAGTTAATTAAATTACCATTAGCATCAAAGTTTGGTATTTTTGTTCTATTTGGAAATCCCGAGCTATTATATGGCGATGCAAAATCAACATCGTTTTGATTTTCAAATGCAATACCCGCACCGAAAACTTGGGAACCCCTAGTCAAAATACCCAAATATCTTTCATCTTCTTTGTCTCCAAACGCAGGGACAGTAATTGAATAATCAACCAATGCTACTGAAGGGCGTTGTCCGGGTACTTTTAGACCGTAGGTTCGGGCTATATTATAAATTGAAGACCTTTGCTGAGCATATTGTAGAACAGTTTCTTGTATACTTCTGTCAATATTATAATGAAGGTTGTCTGCAATTGCAGCATTCAAATCAAGAAAAACTGAAAACACCGAGGCATCATTAAAATCCTGGATTAATTCAGGATAATAAGTTCTGACATAATTTTGTAATTCAATTCTAATACTTTCGTAATCCCTAGCAGTATAAGATATTCTATTGTTAGCCATATATTTTAAATATTCAAAATGACAAAATCACTTTGGGCAAAAGTGTTATTATCTACAGCATAGTCAATTCTCACTTTTGCGGTGTATTCTGACGTGCCTTTACCAGGCACTCTAAAGACATTGTCTTTTGCCTGACCAGGAATACTTTCACCTCTAGCCAACGGTACTTCTTCAGAGGGGTCTGCGGGTTCGATGGTTATATTATTTATTAAAAGATTAGGCATAAATTGTTGTACGGAGTCTCTAATATCTGCTTCAATCGCATCAAAAGTTAACCCGTCAAAAGGTTCAAATAAAAATTCATATAATCTAGTTCCAAAAGTTGGCAAGTAATATCTAGAACCTTTTCTGGTAAGTAATAAATGAATTAAATCACTTCGAATTTGAGCAAACTGAGTTTCAGTTAATAAAAGAAAATCACCCCTACTGGAATTTTCAAATGGAAATGCTAAACCATATGTGACACCTTCAGCCATATACCATAAATATACCTTGAAAATTTTTATAAGAAATGTAAAAACCCCAACAAATTATTTGTCAGGGTTTTTATTAATTTCCGTTTTAACGTTAAATCACGCCTCACATGATGCACAATGCAAATCATTCAAATTCAATTTTTTTCTAGCAAATGCCTGAGCCGAATTCATAGAATGTTGATAATAAAGAGTTTTGACTCCTAACTGCCATGCGTCTACCAAGAGTTTATTAACAGCTTTAGTGGGCAAATCCGGTGAAATCATAAGATTTAAAGACTGGGCTTGGTCGATAAAATCTTGTCTGATAGCTGCCTGGTTAATAATTGCGGATTGATTAATTTCAGCAAATGTTCTAAAAACTTCTTTTTGTTCATCAGTTAAAAACTCCAAATGTTGAACTGAGCCATCATTCTTTTTAATACTATCCCAAGTTGACTTAGTGTCTTTACCCAAGTTAGCGAGTAGTTTTTTCAACACGGGATTTTTGATAGTAACTTTAATTTTAGCTACGTCTTTCACATAACAATTTGACCAAATTGGTTCGATTGATTGTGATACTTGTCCTAAAATAAATGCAGATGATGTTGTTGGAGCAATTGCGTTTAAAGTGACATTTCTACGACCATAACCAACTAAAGTTTCTGGTTCGCCAAACATGTTGGCTAATTCAGCTGAAGCCTTGTATGATTTTTCCTTGATAAGTTTGAATACTTCAATATTCAATTTAGCAGTGTCACGACAATCAAAGGGTAAACCTTTCGATTGCAATAAAGAATGCCAACCTAAAACTCCCAAACCAAGCGCACGCTGTTTTTTAGCAAAGTTGTAAGCTTTTTCTAAATAGAAAAAAGCACGTTGTCCTTCAATTGTCCCATTATTTCTAATAGTATCAATCTTTTCAATAAATTCTGTTACTACAGCGTCCAAGAAATAAATCATCATCTCTACAGCATCAGTATCTTTCCATTCGTCGTAATGCAAAACATTCATTGAAGATAAAACACATACAAAAGATTCCTCCTCCGAATTGTGAAGTGCAATCTCTGAGCATAAATTTGAATTATAAATCTTCATTCCTTTTTCCTGATAAACCTCAGGCGACTTTTTGTTCATTGTGTCAGCAAACATAATATATGGATAGCCGATTTCTCCTCTACGTTGGATAACTTTAGCCCAGATAGCTCGTTTCTTTTTATCACCAGCAATCATTTCCTCCATAAACTGGTCAGAAACTGTTACTGCATGGGTTAAATCCTGAATAGGAAATCCTTCAGTACCTATTTCCAAAAATTCCATAATGTCTGGATGTTCAACTGGAAGGTATGGTGAAAATCTACCGCGACGTGTTGAACCCTGAGAAATGTTGTCCACAACACTTTGGAACAAGTTCATAAAGTGTACTGAACCTGGTGCGTGTCCGTTGTCTGTAATTTCAGCACCACGGCCACGAATGTTTCCAAAGTAACCTGAAGTTCCACCACCCATTTTACTCATCTCACCGACCTCCGCTTGAGTGTAAAGAATTGACTCAATATTGTCACCAATATTTGAACCAAAACAACTAACGGGTAATCCACGCTTTTTTCCAAAGTTCGCCCACACCGGTGAAGAAAGTGAGTACCACCCTTTACCCATATAATCGTAAAATTTATCCGCAAATCCTTCAATACCTAAAAGCTTTTCAGCGTGTTCAGCAATTGTTCTAATCCGTTCTAAAGAGTCTTCTCCTTCACTCAAATATCCTCGACGAAGAAATGTAATTGACTCATCATTAATCCAGTCAAAAGGTTCTCTATTTTCCATATTGTTATTGTCGTTGTTTTTAAATTAAAATAAATCGTTAAGTGTAATTGATTTTGACTTTTTGCTGTAATTTATACTGCGCTTGTTAAAGAAATCTGTATGCTTTGTTGTTAGAATTTCATCATCAAACCATTCGGTAGTTTCTAAAAGTTTTTCATTGACTTCAAAAATATTATCGATGTCAATTGAGTTCAATGAAATGTTAAAACGGTGTTTAATGAATTCTATTGTTTGTGCTTTTGTAAGAAAATCCAAATCACCCTTTTCAAAAATCCATTCAACAATTTCTGATTCAGCCTCAAAAGCTTCCTTAGTCGCTAGAATTAAATCTTCAACTAACTCAGGAGTCCACCAGGTTGGGTTTTCCTTTTTGATTAGGTTAACTAAGTCAAATCCAAATTCAGCGTGAATGTTTTCTTCCTTAGAAGTTGCTTCAACTGCGTTACTAATGCCTTTCAAAACGTTTTTATGTTTGTTAAAAGACATGATTACTAGGAATTGCGAGAAGAGTGATACGTTCTCCACAAACATCGAAAACAACACCACCGATTCAAAGTAATCTTGGTTTTCCACTGACTTTGAATTATAAATTGATTTTTCCAAATATTTGATTCGTCTACGGATTGCAGGAACTTCAAGTAAATTTTCAAATTCCCCATTCAATCCCAATAACTGCAAAAGGTGTGAGTATGCATCAGCGTGTCGCACCTCAGATTCTGCAAAGGTTGCACCAACACTTCCAATTTCTGGTTTAGGCAATCTCTTGTAGATATCACCCCAGAACGTTTTAACAGCAATCTCAATTTGCGAAATAGCAAGCATTGCACGTTGTACCGCCATCTTCTCCTTTTCATTTAAGTGTACCATAAAATCCTGAATGTCAGAAGTGAAATTAAACTCAGTATGAACCCAATAGGAATGACGGATAGCGTCAACATATTCCACAAGTGCTGGGTACTCGTAGGGTTTGAGATTAGTTCTCTTCATGAAGATATTAGGTTGGTGCTTTGAGCGATAAATGATATATTCTTTAGCAACATCATTCAAAGCATTATCCATTAATTTGTTTTCCACCATGTCATGAATTTCATCGACATGTGGTACCCCAATTTTATTATTCCTGAAGATACCCTTCTTAGTAATTCTTGCAATCTTTTCAGCCATTTCAACGTCAACTTTGTTGATGCCACGCATAGCTTTGATAATTGCGTTTTTAATTTTTTCTTCTTCAAAAGGAACTTTATCGCCGCTTCGTTTAATAACGAAACGTTGTTCATTAAATGATTGTGTTTCTTGATTTTCCATAGTTTAAATAATTAGTAGCGGCAGACAAATTTAAGTTTTGTAATTGAATATTTTAATATCATAACATCAAGATTTTTAAAGATTTGAGTTTTGTTCTCTCTGTTTACGTTTTTCAAATAATTCTTTTACTCTATCACTCTTACGTTGCTCTTGTTGTTCTTCAAAACCTAAGAATGTTACTGATGACTCTGTGTCAATAATCAATAACTCATTGTCAAATTTGCAGTTTTCAAAAACAACACCATCTTGTCCCAAACGAGATTTAGTGATTGCTATGGTTGCAAGCTTCATTTCTTTTTGTTGCATAGTTTTTGCAACAGAAATAATTACGTGACCAACTTGTGCTTTTTTGATTGAGCCACCCATTTGGTCTGTTGTAACAACCTCAGATGAAATAGATGACCGATTACCTTGAGTTGCTGTCCATCCAGCAATTTCAAGTTCATGACACATTGCCTCAAAGTGTCTCATTACAGAACCTTCAGCTTTCCATTCGTCATTTTTAGTGTTTTCAGGTACAACACAATCAATATAATCTAAAGTAATCATGTCAATTTTTGTACCATCCGCAATCATTTTACGAACTTGATTTTTTATTTGTGCCATGGTCATTGTGTCTGATGGCAGCTTTTTCAAAATCAACTTATTAGGCATTGTATTTTGGATTGCGCCAACTTTTTCCATAACCTCTTCTTTTCTTGAAGAGAGATTATCCGGTTCAATGCCTGTCCAAATTGTAAAGTGTTTACGTTGAATGATTTTGGGATTGTCCTCGAAAAAAATCTGAAGTACATTGTAACCCAAATTAAATGCAGAGTTTGCAATCTTTGTCATCAGTGTTGTTTTACCAACACCGGTTGGTGCAAGTATAACCCCGATTTCACCTTTGGCAAGGCCACCTTTAAGAAGTCTGTCAATACCATCAACACCCATTGGTATTGGGTGTCTGTAATCATCATTTAAAACGTCATCCAGGCCATTAAATACGTCCAAGACACCAGATTCTCTTTCACCCACTTGTAGTGCTTCTCGAACCATCCCTTCAACCTGGTCGTAAGACTCAAAATCACCATTAGTGATAATTTTTTGTGCCTTGTCCATGGCTTTTTGTAATTCTTGTTGCTTACAAAATTTTAATGCCTTTTCTTGAACAAAAACCCCACCTTCAAATGGAGCTTCTTGGATTTGCTTAAGAGTGTCCAAGACAATCTTAAGGGCTAGTTCTTGACTTATCTCCGCTTTGGCAATTTGGTCAAGTGTATCATAGGTGGGTGTAGATTGATATTTTGAATAATATTCTCTTACCATTTGAATCACAAGTTTAAAATACTTGTTATCAAAATAAGATGGTTCTAAAACATCAATAATGGACTGAGCAAATTCTTTAT